GTGGTATGAGCAAGCCTCATATCCGGTATTAAGGAAGCGAGCGCAGCAGTTCACCCTGAAGTATGCCCCAGACGCGCATTTGATTGAGAAGAAGGCATCCGGCCAGTCCTTGATACAGGATTTGCGCCGAACCGGTTCCGGAAAAAGCAAGGTGCGGCTCCGCGCTTACAATCCTGATAGAGACAAGATCTCTCGTGCGTACACAGCGACGGCAACTATGGCATCGGGAATAGTTTACATACCCCATAGGAAATGGGCTTTCGAGTTAGTAGATTTTTGTGCGGAATTTCCCAATGGTGCGCCCCCAAGTGCGGATCTGACGGATACCGTTACACAGGCAATATTATATTTGAAAAAAGGGTGGTGGGTATCGCATCCAGATGATGATGATTATGTGAATACCATGCCAAGCAATGATTACGAAGAAGCTGATGAAGATCGGTCTGACTCGGTTGAGGAGGGAATTTATGGGTAATTTACAAGAAGAAGGTTTTGCGACTCCAAGTGGAGATATTGCACCCGGCGAGGGTCAGGAGATAGAAAGTATTCTGGAGATTGTGGACAAGGCTGGCACTACCGATGTCCTTACCCAGCAGGAGATGGTGGACTATTCCAATTATGTCGATTCCCATTACACCTCGACCGATCCCAATGATCATAATGCCAACCTGGCAGAGCATATTACTGATAACAGTTGGATGCACAGGCTGGCCAATGATGTTATTGAGTGGGTAGACAATGACAAGAACTCCCGCAAGGACTGGGAGAAAAAGGAGGCTCGTGGGCTTCGGGTCATGGGCGTATCTGATAAAACCGTTGGCGGTGGTCAGTTCAAGGGTGCGTCGAAGGTGGTGCATCCATTGATGATCGAGGCTTGCGTTCAGTTTCAAGCTCGGGCAATTTCTGAAATGTGGCCGCCGAGCGGTCCAGTGCAGCCGGTTGTTCTTGGTGAAGCGTCTGATGAGGCTCAGGCTCAGGCTGATCGGGTAGCTGGGTTCATGAATTACCAGTACACGACGTTGATGCCCGGCGCGTTTGAGGAAGAGGATAAGATGCTCCTCCGGCTCCCGATGTCAGGCTCCTGTTTCAAGAAGACGGTATATGATGCCATTGAGGGAACCCTGGTAAGCCGATTTATTGAATCCAGTATTTTCTATGTACCCTTCGCGGCGACATCGCTTCAGAGCGCGGTTCGCTACACTGAGAAGTATGAAGAAACCGGTAACGAAACAGCTCGTAAAATCGCTGCTGGGGTCTATAGAAAAGACGTAAAGTTATATGATTCCCGCACAGATATTTCCGAAGACACCCTGGTCGAGACAGAAATTGATTCGATCGACGGCCGGGAATATGTGGAATACGAAGGCGACCATCCATATATCCGATATGAGTGTTATTGCCATCTGGACGTTCCTGGGTTTGAGGACGTTGACGAGAAGGGTGAGAAAACCGGTGTTGCACTCCCGTATTGTGTGACGGTCGATTTGGACAATCAGGTAATCCTGGCATTAAGGCGTGGATGGCGAAGGGGCGATCTGAAGAAGCGTCGCAGGGTTTTATACAACCATTACAAATTTCTCCCAGGTCTGGGATTTTACGGTTTGGGTTTATTCCATACCATCGGCGGCCTGGCTGAGTCGGCTACCGGCGCATTGCGATCGTTACTCGATGCAGCTGGCTTTGCAAATACCAAGGGTGGTTACAGATCCCGTGATGCGAAGATTACCGGTGGTGATGAATCTGTTGGTATGGGGCAGTGGATCGAGGTTGATTCTACAGCTGATGAGCTGAAGCAGGCATTCTTCCCATTACCATACGACGAGCCAAGCAAGACTCTTTTCGAGCTGCTGGGGATGTTGGACGATCTTGGCCGGCGCTTCGCGTCTACCACTGAGAATATGGTGGGAGAGGCAAGTAACAATGGTCCAGTCGGCACTACCCTGGCCTTGATTGAGCAGGGATCAAAGGTATTCAGCGGAATTCACTTGAGGCTCCACAAAGCTCATGCCGAAGAATACAAGCTCCTGGCAGAACTGAATCCGGAGTATATGCCGGATTATTATCCGTACAAGGTTCCCGGCGAAGAGCAGTACATTAAGAAAGCTGATTTCGATGAGCGAGTCGATGTCATTCCGGTTTCAGATCCCAATATTATTTCCAATACCCAGCGCATAGCTACAGCTCAGGGCGTTCTCGAATTGTCACAGGCTCGTCCAGACCTCTATGACGCCAAGGTTGCCAACCGGGGAATGCTCCAGGCGATGCGTGTCGCGAATATTTTGGAGTTAATGCCGGAGCCTGAAGAGATCCCGCCATCAGATCCAGTTACTGAAATGTCGATGCTTATCCGTGGCGAACCGGTGAAGGCATTTGTTGAGCAGGATCACGAGGCTCACATGACGGTTCATGAAGCAGTATTCATGACGCTATCTGAAGACGAGCAGGAGCGACTTGAGGCAACACACGTTACTCACATGGCTGAACATAAAGCCTTTGACGTTAAATTGCAGTTTGAAGAGTTGATTGGTGGTCCGATTACTCCTGAAAACCAGGATCAGGCTACACAGGCCGCAGCACAGGCCGCTCAAATCTTTGTTTCCGAGAATGGCGTCACCGAACCTACAGAGAGTGGTGAGGAGTCTCGTAAGGATGCAGAGACACTTGCCAGTATCAAGCGTGGCGATATGGAGACGGTAGCGAGGATTAAGCGTCAGGACGATGAGGCGATGGCTACGGTAGAGAGAAAAGCAATGACTCAGATAGCTGAAGATCTTGAAGAAGCGGAGACAGTCGGTCAAATAATTGACGACATTCCGGGAGGATAAAATGAGGAAACTTACGTTTATAAAAGCAAAACTTCTAACCAAAGCGATCAAGCACGAGCTTAGATTGCAACAACCACAGGAATATTTTTATGGCAGGT